ATGAACACATCTTCTTTCGAGCATATCGTTAGAATACAGTTTAATGCTTTGATGATGACTGTTATCAAATGCACAGTAAAAAGCAGAAACAGACAGTTTGTAAGACATTCCAAGCGTGAAATTTTATTCTGTGAATTATCAGATACGAAAAATCTTGAATGTGAAACTACGGATAAATATTCTTGTGATTACATTTCTTTTGAAGTCCTGAATTTCACAATGCAAATATCAAATGAGGAACTGGCTGTTGCTTTATATAAGTTATCGAGTAAAGAACGTGATGTAATTTTATTACACTATTTTCAAAACATGAGCGACCAAGAAATCGCAGAATTATATCATGTATCACGTTCTGCTGTTTATCGCAGAAGAAGTAACGGATTGAAGAAATTAAAGGTACTATTGAAAAAGAGGAATTGAACCAATGAAAAAAGGATATGGCTATCCCACACTAGAAGTAATATATAAAGCGTCTGCCGGAAACGAAACTGCCATAAGAGAGATTTTAAAGTTTTATGACGCTTATATCTGTAAATTATGCTTGCGTCCATTTTACCACTCTGAAAGTGGTAAAATCACTATGCAGGTTGATGAAGAATTAAAAGGTCAAATTCATACAGAAATGATAAAAGCAATCTTGAAATTTGAAATCAGAGTGAAATAATCATATTACATGAATGAAAAACGGAAGATACACAGATGTTGTGCGTCTCCCATCTAGTCATATCGGAACACTTTCCAAAAGTTGTAAAATCGTTGTAATGTGCTTTCCTATTGTCAGGAAAACCGCATAAAATAAGGAGATTTAGGCAAAAGAGAAACTCCTGCCGTGGCAGATGAAAAGTACTTTTATCATATATCTAAAACCTCTCTAAACGCTTGATTTTACTGTATTTTCAGCACTTACAACAATTCTGCAATATTTCTGTGATAGTGCTTTTGTTCACATTTTCAGCATAATTTGGAATAACTTTGCATAACTTTTCCTTCATTTGGGCTAAATTCTGGGCTATTTTCATACCTTTTAGCCCACGACCTTTTTCATCTCTACTAAGGCATCCTCAAACTGTAAATGAGTATATGTATTAAGGGTAACTCCTATATCTGAATGTCCCATAATATATTGTAAGGTCTTTGGGTTCATTCCAGACTTTGCCATATTAGAGCAGAAGGTATGTCTGCATACATGAGGTGTAATACACGGCATTTGTACTTTGTAAATACTGTTGTACTTCTCACGGATATGTTGAAAATACTTTTCCCAATGCAATGCCACCATCGGCATATCATTCTTATCTAAGAATAAAAAGCCACTGTAACCATCTATCATAGGTTCAATCTTTGGATGCTTTCTATACTGAATGATTCTACGAAAACAATCTGCAACATCTTTCTGCATTGGAACATATCTTTCACCTTTTTCTGTCTTAGGTGTCAATATCTCATATTTCATATTGCGTGTTCTCTGTAATTGATGATCTACTTTGATTCTTTCTTTGTCAAATTCAATATCATTGATGGTCAATCCGACAAATTCTGATACACGCAATCCAGTATGAAACAAGATATAAATTCCATCATAGTATTTACAGAAATGCTTATCCTCTTTGATAAATCTTAAAAATTCTCTCTGCTGTTTTCTTGTGATAGCTTCTCTCGTCACACTATCATTTACAACTACTGTTGCAAGCTGGAACTCAAACGGATTTTTATTTATCAAATCATCATCAACTGCCATTTGAAAAGCTGGTCTTACAACACCTCTGATAGAATGAATACTGCTATATCCTCTGCCATCGTCCTGTAACTTAATCAGCCATGTTTTAGCATCTGACAATTTGATTTTATCAATTCGCTTCGCTCCAAAATCTTCTTTTTTAATCACATTGATAACAAAATTATAATTCGCCTGTGTGTTGTGTTTTACACCTCTTTTTTGACTTATATACTTCTGTACCAATTCTAATACCGTCATATTCCCACCACTCGTTGCAACCGCATTTCTCAATGCTTTCTCAACTTCTTTTTCCTTCTCTCTGAGGGAAATGTCCTTGCGTTTACCCTTTGGGTACGGATCAGATTCAGTCAGTCTCCAACTATATACCGACTTCCTCTTTCCAAACGCATCATTATATTTATAACGGTATCTTCCATCTTTATCCTGGCTCTCCCCAGTCGCTAATCTACGACCTTTGCTGTCTTTTCTAATTTCTGACAATCCGTATCTCTCCTTTCATACAGAGAGCCTCGGCATGATACTTTATACTATACCATAACCAAGGCTCAAAATCTATTAAAACGCTATGTAATCAGCACTAAATAGCCGTCAATTTCTCATCTACAAACTTTTCAAATAACTGTCTTTTTATGCGTGGTCTTGTTCCATTCCACAATATAAAGTTGTCGTGTTCGTGTTCATTAACAATCTTTCTAATCTTCTTGTCACTAAATCCAAAATATTCTGCTGCTTCTTGAACAGATAATGTATATTTCTGCCAGATGGGTATTACACAACTGGTTCTTTCTTCTTGCTCTGTCATACTTATAAAAAATCACACTCCTTTATGCTAATATGTGTTATAATGAATAAAAATGTTTAAGGGGATTCAATCATGGATAATAAAGAGATCGCTTTACCTAATAGTTTAACATCTGCCAAACCTGTATTTTCAGAAGAACAAATGCAAAATTTTTCTGAGATGATGAACTCACCAGAATATCAAAATTATGCAGCTAATAAAGTGCAAGAACAAATCCGCGAAAGTTTAGGTTTAAATAAGCCCATACAACCACCTAAAAATCAAATGGTTGAAGAACAGAAAAAACTCAATACTAATGTTGAACAACTTAAATTACAACTTACATCCATTCAATATGAAAACATGAAACTGAATGCTCAGATTGAAGTTATGAATAAAACTATTGATTCTAATAATGAAGAGCTTCACAAATTACAATCTGCAAACTCCGATTTAAAAGCTGTTAATCAAACTCTTAAAGATAACAATAAGCACTACTGGTTATTTACCGCTTTAATTTCTATTGGTTGTGCTATTTTAGGAGTCATATTAGGACATTATTTTTAATAATACAAGTCCAATCAAATTTCCTATTATTCCACCAACCAATGCGGGGTTAATCCTGTAAATTCCTTTCATACCTTGCATACTTTCACAACCTTTCTAATTTTATGACAGAATCCATTACAACCTCTGCCATGAATTTTGTATTTATCAACTATTGTTTGTCTGTATAGTATCTGTTATCTATCAGTACAAGCAAAGTACCTACGATAACACTATCTTTTCAAATATTTTCATACGCAAAAGTCCCTACTATGCTTACAAAAAGTAAATTAAAAATAATGATTTCTTTTTTGATTTTTTCCAAATAAATAGTCCCGACTTTTATGTTTCGATGCTATATTTCATGCTATTTTACTATGATTTAATCATATGTTTATCTGCATATAAATAAGGACTCGGATATTTCACCAAGTCCTCACATATACACAAAAGCCTTATTTATTCGGTCTTTTCGCCCTTTTCTACTGTAAATTCAGTCTTTGGTTTTCTACCCTTATTGCTCTTTTTAGACTGCTTCGATACATCATACGATAAGCCTTTATCGTCATTATGGAACTCTTTTACAATAGCTTTCGCCACATCCTTACTGTCCAACTCCTGCATAATAGGAATAATATCAACCAGCTTATTTACTGCCTCATAATCAATATCTCCCCTATCAGCAAAGGTATTTACAGCATTTGTAAGAGCCTGTAAAAGTTCATTCATGTAGTCTGGCTTAACAACAAACTCTCTGACTACCTGTAATAAATCCTCAATCTCATCCTTTAAATCATTGTAATGCAACTTTCTATATTCGATAGCTTCATTACAAGCATCGTCAAGTTCTGCTCTCTCATCAGCAGATACATTCTCACGAATAACATTAAGAACATTTTCCTTGTTATCCTTAATGAATTTATCCACCTTATCAAGACTAAATTCTTCCCCATTTTCAAACAAAACAATATTAGTATAGTATGTAATAAGGCAGTATTCAAACATTGGCTGTCTTAACACTTGTGCATATCCAACCTCTTTTGATACTACTGTACCTGCTACTTCTACAACAAAACTCATTTTCTGACTGAGGGATAATCCCTTTTCTAATACATATTCAACCTTTTTACCATCAAAATCATTATAATAATACTTCTTGCTTGCCATTATTTTACCTCCATAGCTTTCTTAATCAATTCAGACATTCTTGTGTCTGCCATCTCTTTTCTTGATGATGTATGCTTTTCTTCATATTTTGCTCTGCTGATTGCATCCTCTTCATTCTTGATTTCAGCAATTCTATCATTCGCATAAAACACAAAACATTTCTTCTTATATTGATCCACGCAAGTTCTTTTAAGCATATGTCCGTATCCTTCACTCACAATACGTTTCAAAACTTTAAGATTCCTTGTAACGATACTGTGTGGCTTCTCTTCTGTATTGAGAATATCTTTGTCAAATGTTTCCCAACAATCATCAATACTTCTATCACTCTTTAGATTATGTTTTGCCACAAACTTACCCACGATGTCTGCTACCTTATCAGTATTTTTAAAACAATACTTCGGATATGGTGAACTCTTTACACTTATCAGACTTTTCAACTGTCCTTTATCGACCAATTCCTTAAATAATGTAGCTGATTCAAATTCAATTCTTTCTGCATTTGCCATTTTGCTATTCCTCCTTAAAATTATCGTGTGCATAACCGCACATTTTCTCGGCTTTATTAAGAAAATTTAATTTGAAAAAACATAAAAAGTTTATTCAAAAAATCTATGCTCAAATGATTTGAACACACATTTTATCAATAACACAAACAGACACTATCAGTTATCTCTTTGGTAACTGAATAGTGCCTATCTGTTATCACCACATTTTTTATTTTTTTCACAATTATTTTTTATATATTAAGATATGCTTCAAACACCGCTTACATGTTTACCAGACATTTCAGCGAACACATCTTATTTTTAGACTTATATTTCAAACATATATAAGTAGTATTTTCATTGTTGATTATTAAAATCTTTTATATGCAACCCAGTCTTTAAACTAAGTCTTACTTTTTCAAAAGTATAGCTTGGACTGTATATTTAAGCAAAAATATAATTACGCCTACATTCTGCCTAACCTTGTCAGTCTCTGAGGGTATTTCCAACTATTATTACGCTCTGTTTTCAGAAGTCAGCAACGTATCGCATATATCAAAATAGTCATATTTTTATCGTATTTACGACTTAGGAACTCCCCTGCTTTCAGTATGATAAATCATACCTACCTATAGACCAGCACTATTTTCAATCTAACATATTGCAATCAAAACTTCGTGTACATGCAATAATAGACACTTAGGCTCTCACCATATGTCGAACTATATGTTTTTTCTGGACTTTCTCCACACATTACATCTACTCTTTCAAGTTCCGCTTTGGTATATAGTTTAAGTGCTTTCCCAGCATATTCGGTTAATTTTTATAATTGTGCGATTATTCTCGTCCGTTAATTGCGTGGCATTATTACGCAACCTTAAAAGAGTGGGCACAGTACACTATTCGATATTGATATACAAAGTACATACCCCAACCGCTTTTATTCTTACTATTATTGAATATTTCTTTTTCCGCTTCTCCAACCTGCAAAAAGCCGTCTTTGACCTTCATACTTCCATTCACAGCACTCTGGAAGAATGCATTCATAGCTGATTGCGTCTGTGTAAATGTGTTTTTCTTTCCACTAAAGAAGTTGAAAATATCTATTCCTTTTGTAACTGTCTTATATGTCATAAACATTTTAATTAAGGATGCCATTCCATCATTACCAGTTACGCTTTTCAAAACAGATGCTAAAGTTTTCAGTGCTTCGGTAAATATACCGATAGTACCAGACACTAAATCATCTTGTTTTATTATATCTGTTAATACACCTAAGAAGTCTGTACCAGCAGATATTAAATCTTTAATCCAATCCGAGCTTATCAACTCTTTACTTAACATCTGGAACTGATTGTTGAACTCATTTTTCATTCCCTCGATGCTCTGGCGATAAATCTCATTTTCGTTTGTTGCACTACCTAAGCTGTCCTTAGATTGCTCTATTGCTTTATCTACTGCTGACATTTCATCAACAATAGCATTAAATACTGTTATCTGTCGTTTACCAGCCGCAAGCTCACCAAAATACTGTCTTTGTTTACTTGTTAATTCAGGGTAAACCTTTGCATAGTCAGAAAGAATATCATATGTAGAACGCAAATCACCATTCGCATCCTCAATATCTACCCCAATCGAACCAAAGGCTTTTCCTAATTCTGCCGATAATCCAGCAATCTCTTCTCCGTCCTCGTCTATTGCTCTCAATCTTTGTGAGATAGTAATAAGACCAGTCGAAACTTTTTCCATATTTCTAAGCTGTGTAAAACCACCTGTTAACAAACCGATAGTCTGATCAATACTGTTACCAGCTTGATTCATAGTACCAGAAACACGTTCTAAACCATCTGCAAGATTATCAAATCCCACAGGACTTTGATTTGATACACTATTCATTTTGTCAACAATAGACATAACATCTGATTCATCAATATTAAATCCATTTAATACTGAAATAAGCGTACTTGCAGCATCAGAAGTCTGCGTAATACCATCAGCAACATTTGTCATTAAAAGTGCTGATTCACCTGCATTTAAACTTGTTTCAAGGTCATATCCTGCCTTCTTAAATTCAGTAGACGCCTCAATCATATCTAAACCAGTTCTACCTATTTTGTCTGCTGCTTCATATGCTTTGTCAGAAAACTTTAATAAATTGTCATATGATAAATCAGCAACCTTATTGAACTCCGTCAAATTCTTATCAAGTTCACATACCGCATTTGTCATAGCCTTAATAGCCTGTATCGTCTCTTGAATAATCTTATATGCTAACTGATACCTTAACATATTTGTAAGAGCATCTTTTAAGTCATTTTTCAGATTACCAAAGAATCCAGTAGATACACTATCTGTAGCTTTAACTTGTGCTTGTATTCCTCTAAACTGTTGCTGTAACCTTGTTAAATCGGTTTTATTACTACAGTTCTGCAAATCAGCAACAATCTGTTTCAACTCTGCGTCATACTGTACGGCGGCTTCTCTATTCTGTCCCATCCATGAAATAATTCTATTAGTAAGAGTAGATGCACCCTGCATAGTTGCCATATCAGCATTTAGATTCTTTTGTTCTTGTGAAGTAACTTGATACTGTTTCTGTAAACTCTTCAAAGAAGATACCATCTCATTGTATTTTGCAATCTTTTCCTGCGGATCACTAATACTATTGATAGATTTCATTGAAGCCTTTAACTCTTCAATCTGAGTTTTTACATTATCAGGCATTTTAATAGAATTGAATTTTGCTTCAATTAAAGCAATTTCCTGTGGCATAGTTGCTAAAGTATTCTTCATAGCTTCTAATGAGCTTGCATGAGTACCCTTTGCAATTTCTGCATTGAAAGTCTGATATTCGGTTCTTGCCAAACGCAAATAACTTTCTAACTGTTTAATATCATCTAAAGTGGATGCATTGATAGATAAATCATTGAACGATTTCTGATTATCAGAATTTAAAGAAATACCAGCCTTTTCAGCCTGTGTATTAAGAAGTTTCATCTGTGCAATCAATTCCTGTTTCTTACGGATAACTTGATTGTCAGATTCCATCTGTCTTTGATTAGCTTTTACTGTAGCTTCAATGTTCTGTGATAATGATTTCTGACCTTCAGACCATTTTACAATGCTATGTTCTACACCATTTGCATCATATATCTTACCAACCGATTGAAGTTTTAATGTGGCATTTGTAACCTCATTAAGTTCATTCCTGTATGTAAGTAATGCTTTTGTAGCCTGTCCATTATCATCAACATTGATTTTATATTTTACTAACTGACCTTTATTATTGGTGATGTCTGCAACGATTTTATTGATTTCTGCTTTAACCGCATTTGCATCTGATAAATCAAACTGAAAAGGTATTTTAACACATGTTGCATTGATTCCAGATTTCATCTGCTGATTTATAGCATTTTGCTGTTGCTTGATTGCGGAAGTGTCAATATTGACTGTTCCCACATTGATTTTAAGATTCTTAGAAATATTATTCAACTGCTGTTGAATTAAATTTTGTGATTTTGTTACATCTAAGCCACCAGTCACACGAATAGTATTGCTATCAGATAAATTTTTCGCTATCTGTTTAAGCTGATTACTCATTTTGTTCTGTGTAGCCGTTATATCCAATCCTAATGTAAATAGATTGTTAGCCATTTTATAAGCCTCCTTTAGTAATTGATGATTATATCAATACCAAAGTCGTTTTCTTTGTTAAAACGATACACGGCATTTTCCAGGAAGTGACCTCCTTCCCTATAGCCAAAATTTTCAATATCTTTGTGCCAACCTTTAGACACATGATACCCTTCGTTCATCAGTAGGATTGAGTTGATTTTACTATCATCCCATAAGGATTTATGAAATGCAGTATCATCATAATTGATTTTTATTTGAAGTTTATTACCAGAAGTGCTTACTCGTACCAAATCCTCCGCATATATAGAATTTTGCATGTCATAAGTTCTTTGATATATCATAGGTGAGTATAAACTATACCATCTGTCGATTTCCTCTTGTAAAATCTTCAAGAATCGCTTTGCTTCATACTTCATCTGCTTCTCTAAAGTTCTTCCATTTGGCAATGTTAGCTTCATAATATCAATATCCAGATTATTACCCATTCTCTGCTCACTCCTTTCTGTGAAATTTTAACAAATACAGGTATTGATATTTTAGCAATAATGTACATTGCTTTCTTAATTGATTTTGTGATATAGTTATAAGGGTTTATTATACCATTTTATCAGTTAAGTTCTGTATATTGAGACTTACCATTGCAAAAATCTTCAATTATTTTTATCTGGTTCGTGTTTAAGTCATAATCCCCAGACAGCCATTGCGACAATTGACTTGGATAAATCCCAACTAAAGAAGCCAGATACTTTTTCTTTATGCCATAGCGTTTCAGATACTCTTTGGCTTTTAATTGTAAATCCATATCAAAAGTCTCCTTTCTTTAATGATAATTCCATGAGATCAGAAACTAAAGCACCGATAATTCGGCTATTATGAAATAAATTTCAAAAACCTTTACTTCTTCTCCCTATATAATTTTTGTAAAAATAAAATCAGAGTACCAAAATCCCCTTATTTTCTAGGTTTTTTTGATACTCTGTTTCTTATTCAAAAATATTAAATTGCTTTTTTATCTGCTACAGCAGCAGACTTATTTTTTCTGTTATTTTTACCAACTTGTAAATTATGAAGTTTATCATGACATTCACCACTACAAGTCTTTTTGTTCCTATCCTTAATAAAATGTTTACCACATACAACACATTCTGATAATTCCTTATCTTCATTATATGCTTGCAAATATATCATCGGATTGTAAATCTCTTGAACTGTAAATAGTATCTCACTATTATCTTCTTCCTCAATATCAAGATTTATGCTGATTTTATTTTCATCCATTTCAATCTGAATACCGCTATCTATAAACCTTGTAAAACTTCCTGCATAAGATTTAGCACCAACCATTTCCATAATCTTATTCATATTATAGGATATGTCTACTCTCTTTTTTTTACCATTCGGCTTAATAATAGTCTTATGCTTTTTTCTTGTGATATAGAATGAACCATCTTCTTTTAATCGTCCAGACTGTTTAGCATACTTATAATGACATAATAAAGCAAATAATAACCCAACATCATTCTGATAATATGAACCATTTTTCTTTGTCTGAAGAACTGCTCCCATATAATTCATATCAACTTGTGTTATATCAACACTCTTTCGCTCCATCCGATTAGTAATCATCTGGTCTAATTCATCATTACCTTTAACTGCTTTTTTATAACACATTCTTGGTCTTTCCTTTAGCGTTATACCTGTTTTCTGATTCTGATTGAGGTTATCTACAATCACATTACCAAAACACTTCCACAAAATATCTTTACTTGTAGTATAAAAATCACTTTTATACTCCATATCAATTATGTAATTGACTGCAAGATTAACATTGAATATGCCCTTTTTATCCGTAAAAATATCTTTAATCGCTTTGATACAGTAATAATGGAATACATCATACTTAGCTGTTATCTCTTTGGTGTCTGTGTTTTTCCTATCTATTTCCTTTTTAATATCTTGACATAACTTCTGTTTTGCTTTCTTCCTGCTGTTCAAGACATTATATGCTTTCAAGTATCTTTCATCTTTTCGATTCACTTCATATAATGGCTTTTTATTCTTATCAACAGAATTATTCATTAACTGTCTGTAATCAAATTCTTCATCAGTCCCAATCTTATATTTATAATGCTTGCTACCAACTGTTTTATCAATGTATTGTGCAATTCTATCCATCGGGCTATCTGTATAATCGGCAAGATTAGATTTCTTACCTTTGGCATATTTAAAAAACTGCGGATATTTAATCTTCTGTGGCTTGAATTTTTCTCTTATGTCCTCTGGTGGAACTAAATCTTTATACAACTTCTGATATTCGCCTATGTCAAGATTCTTACCAGTCTTAGGAAAATCTATTGCATAATTTGATAATGCACATATAACATTTATCATATCATCATACATAAGCGAATCATCTGCTAACTCAGGAACATTCCATAACTTTGTAATGGCATTACTTGATTCACCTATGATATTATTGTTAAAACCTTTAACCAAAGTGCTGTAAATTGCCTCATTCGTTATCTGCTGTGGCTCTGCTTTCTGCATATCATAATATAATGGCTCTTGTGGTAATGATTCTGCTGCTTTCAACAATGCTTTGTTGGGGCATACTAAAATTTCATCACCATCCCAGTCACATTGTAATGACTTGGAAATTAAATCATGGCAGCTTACAACTGTGTCACTCTCCATATAACCAAACCATTTATTACATTCATCAGAAGATACTAACTTTCGTCTTGGATATTCATATCTTGATAAGTGTGGACTTCTAAGACATAATATTTCTTCCACATCTTCACATTCAGCATAATATTTGTTATACACACAATTCTCTGGAACTAAGCCTTGCGGATTAGTATTACCCATAAACAGATATTCACAAAAAGCATACATATCTGGTGCAACATAACTGTAGTAACCTCTCATTGGAAGTTTACCGCCCATATATGCCCTTTTCTTTGCTTTGAATAGACTTTGTACCTTATTCATAATATGTTTATCGTGAATAAGCGGAGGGTATATATCTAATGCCTTTGCAATATAATAATTGCCTCTTTCAACATTTGTATCTACTGTCTGTGATTCCTGCTCTTTAGTCTCTTCGTCTGTATCATCATCTGTCACTTCATCAAGTGTCAATCCTAGCTGTGACTTCATATAATCAAAATCTGTTTTCAGCTTAGTTAAATCTTCAATAGCAGACTTACACAATTCTGTAATATCGGTATTATATGGAAGTGTCTGTAAAAACTGATAAGAGAATGTGACCTCTTCTTTTGGAGGATTTGCATAAGAATTTATAGATAATTCCAGATTATTTTCCTTGAACTTAGTCTTGTAATCTTCCCACGATTCATACTGTTTCCACATTTTTAACTGACTTGTTGTAATGATGTATCTTATATCTTCCTCTTCTACATCATGTGGCGTTCCCCACGGATCAACCAAAATACTATTATGAGATACTTCATGTGTAAACAATCTAAAATCAAATGGGAACATAGCACCTTTGATATAACCGCCTCTTATCTGACAGCTTGATGGTAATTCACCTGGAATAAACATACCAGCACCATCCGTATGCTCAATAGAAATACTCTTTGTCTGATACTCTTTTGGTGTATCATTTACATAGCATTGTCCTTTATCATCTGTCCTAATATCAATATACTTAACCTTGTCTGTAACAACATTTTCAAGACCTCCTACAACAATACAACGGTCAATGTCTATTACTGTTTGAGGTTTTACACTTGATGATAAAGATAACGCATTATATGACAAATACTTTCCTACATTCATACCACCATTAGCATTGATACTTTCAGTAGTCAATCCTACCATTAAAAAACCTTTGTGCTTTTCAAAAAAATCTTTCCTCATAAGAGTAACAGTAACATTTCTGACCTGTCCTGTTGTGGCAGTAAATAACATATATTCTTTACCACCGATTTTGATTCCATCTCTTAGAATCTGCCACAAGATTTCATTATGGTTGATTACCATATAAATTATCTCATCCAACAACTGATAATCACATTTCTCACACTCTCTATCAGCTAATGCAAGTCTGACAATATCATTCTCAAATATTGCAATCTCATTTCTTTCATTCAAGTATTTATCTGATACTTCTCTGACAGATTTATTATTATGAATAGCTTCTAATAAATCAACATTCTTTTTCTTCTTGTCATTATAAATCTCATTCTCGGCATCTGTTAGTGCTTTAAATGTATTTAGTTTATATATCCTTACTCTTCCTGCTTTAACGTGTCCTATAATACTCTACCGCCTTTCGTAAAAATGTTTTTGTATATATAATATTTTCCGTTTTATCTCTGATTTTGCGTAAAAAAATACCAACCATCGAATATTGACGGTTGGTATTCATTATATAAATTCATATATCTATTATGTCATTGCAATTTCCTTGTAAAATCATAATAAGCATCATTTTTGTCATCTCTAATTCTTCTAAGCTTTTCCATTGTAAAATTATACCATGAATCATCTAAGAAATAAGCAAACCAATAAAATAACGGATAGGTTCTTTTTAATATTGCTTTCGTTGTATCTCCACTATGCGAAATAATACTTGCTTCGTTATACATTTTATATTTTTCTTCAAAATCATATTTTTTATTCTTTATAATTCCACATTCTTCTGTTGTCCCATATCCCCTGCATATAGATGGGCGTACATTATAAATACTGCACTTATTATTATCTAAAAAAATACATGCTGGTAAATCAGGGGGATTAATTGAATCTTTAAAAAAAGATTCATCTATATTATCTACTGATTTCGGCATAAATTCGTTAAGTTTCTTTATTATTTCTGGATGAACTTTTTCAATATGATTTTTAACCGCCTTTGCCTTACTAATATAATCATTTATATTTATTTTTCTATATATTAATTCTTCCAATATTTGTAGAAATTCACTTTCAGAAATAAAGAAATAGTCATTGCAACATTGTGAACATCCCTTTCTACAATTATTACATATTCCTTTTTGAATACAAGCATTATTGTACTCATTATATGCTCTATATATATTTGCTAATTTACTTTCACCATTAATTCTGTAATGACATTTTTTATATTTGATTCCGCTTCCACAGAAACATCTATCGTTACGTTCCATTAAAAATCCTCCATATTGTATATTTTAGATTAAGAATACCACAACAACCGCCAATATTCAATTTTCAATGTACTTTTGATGCTAATCGGAAAATAGAATTTTACTTCACAATCTGCATAAATGAAGGCTTATTGCTCATTTTTGCGATTTCGCCACTCTGATTATCAATAAGCAGACCATTTTCTCTGTCCATTGTATATGTACCGATTCCATTATCTTCACAAAACTTTTCTGCAAAGCTAACACCACTCTGCTGTTTATACATAGCACTCATGCAACTCATATAGAATACTGTCAGTTCTCTTAACTCTCGATTCATATAATCCCACATAAGATCAAACACATTATCACGACCAACCGCATTATTAAGTCCCTTTTCTCTCAATACATCCATAGTGAAAAAATAATCTTTACATTCCCATTTAGCACCATCATAATCCTTATCAATCGGAAATATTTTAATCAGATTTTTCAGCTTGATACGACCAATAGCACCAAATAAAGCATCAATCAGATTAAAGGCATTCTGTTTAACCTCAAATGGTGTCTGATATGTGTTATCCAACCTGTGATTTGCAGAATCAATATCAATCGCATAATTTATGTACTTCACACCACATAAAGCAACCTTCATAAGTTCATCCTGTGACCAATCATCAATACTGTTATGCTTCTCAAATATACTTGTCACAACATTGTGGTACTGTATGCACCATAAGTCGTGTAATGCAAACAGCCTTGTAAATTCCTTTAGTTCTGTTTCTTTCTTATTTCCTGTAGTTACTGTAAATGTATTCATAAACATAATTCCTTCCTTTATCTTATATTCCCCACATCTGTTTCAAATCGTTTACATAACCCATCATTTCCGCATTACCTGTTTCCTTATTATCAGGATGATACATATTCGCAAGTACACGATAGAACTTTTTCAATATAGGTTTGTCTTCATCAGTCGGAATCAAATCTAATAAATTCTTCATCAGTTCATCTTTTCTTCTTGCAGCTTCCATAGACCTTTTATCCGCTTCATTTTGCAACTTTACAACTTCATCATGTGCTTGTTTCCATACCATACGAAAATCATCTCTATATTTTTCTGGTATTTTTCCTATATCATAATCCGAAGGATATTCTGCATAATGGATTGAATCTTTATAAAATATATTTTCTTGCCCTTCATTTTCAATGTATATTATACAATGCCAAAAAGAAGGAAGATTATCAGTGTAATTAGCCTTATCCCATCTATACTTAACAGGACACTTAACATCTAAAGCATAGAATATTGAAGTGCGTCTTTTTACAATATCATTCTTTTCAGCCTGTAGAGATGCAATAGTTTTGTCTATATCATTTATTCTCTTGTCCAATCTATCAATCTGTTGTTTTACCGTAATAGGCTTCTGATCTGTACTCTTCACGTTCTTATATGCAGCGTCAACCGATACTTTCTTTTCACGCAACTTTTGTTTCAAATCTTCATTATCAGATTTCATTACAATATCCATCTTTCGGTATGTACCTTCTGAAACACCTGTTGCCTTTGCCATTTCTTTTCGTGTGTCAACCTTTGGCAAATTTGCCGAACCTTTACCACCTAAAGATTGATTTTTCTTTGCTTTCTGTTCAAAGACACTCTTGAATTTCTGGACAATCTCATATTTTTCTGCATCAGATAAATTTCTACGTCCTAACTGTTGTTCTAACATCCAACGCTTTACATCATCCCTTGTAGGTAATTCATTAGCGTATATAATTTTATAATCTTCCCAATACTTAAAGCCGAGATTATTTTTCTTCAAAATGTTATATCTATTATGTCCATCAATAATAATATATCTTCCTGTGTTTGGTTCTTCCCATACCTTAATAGGATCAAGCATACCATTTTTTAACACACTCTGTTCTAATCGCTCAAATTCTTCTGGTGTAAGAACAGGTAATAATTCCTCAAATTCTTTATCTATAACTAAATCTTCTAAACTTAACATAATATGTTTTCTCCTTCCAGATTTTAACTCGCCACGATTTCGTAGTCAGTAAATTACCAATTGCGTCCAAATGGACGCATATGACTTAGCACTAAATGGTACTAAGCTATCTTTTTATTCCTTGCACCATAAACCAATGCATCCGCTTTTCCTTCCACACAATCAGCAGTTACAACAACTTTCTTTGCTATTGACATATCGGGAATTTCAAACATTATCTTCTGTATAGAACCCTCGATTATAGAGCGTAATCCTCTCGCACCTGTTTTCTTTTTAATAGCCAACTCCGCAATCTTTCTTAATGCTTCATTCTCAAACTCTAACTTTACACCATCCATTGATAATAATTCCTGGTATTGCTTTGTAATCGCATTCTTAGGCTCTGTGAGAATATGCACCAAATCTTCCTCTGATAGCGGATTCAATGCAGTTATAATAGGAAGTCTGCCTATAAGCTCTGGCATAAGTCCATATTTCACAAGATCGTGCTGCTCAACCTTTGACAAATCGGCAACTGATTCCTTTTTATCAGCAACATTAGCACCAAATCCAATGCTGTTATGCGTTTCTTCCTTGCCGATAATCTTATCTATTCCGTCAAAAGCTCCACCACAGATGAAAAGTATGTTAGATGTATCAATTTTAATCGTTTCCGCTTGTGGATGTTTCCTACTTCCTGTAACTGGCACTTCTGATATAGTACCCTCGATAATTTTAAGAAGTGCTTGCTGTACTCCCTCACCTGACACATCTCTTGTAATTGAAACATTTTCACCTTTACGACTGATTTTATCTATTTCATCAATATAGATGATTCCTCTTTGTGCTGATTCAATGTCATAATTTGCATTCTGTAAGAGTGTTCTTAACATGACCTCTACATCGTCACCAACATAACCAGCTTCAGTAAGTGTTGTAGCATCAGCAATAGCGAATGGAACACCTAAGAATTTTGCAAGTGACTGTGCAAGATATGTCTTTCCACTCCCGGTTGAACCAATCATAAGTATGTTGGATTTCTGTATTTCAACATCAGATTTTTTATTCTGCTTCAATCTCTTATAGTGATTGTAGACTGCAACTGCTAAAATCCTCTTTGCTTCATCCTGTCCGATAACATACTGATCCAAATGTGCTTTAATCTGTGAAGGTGTAGCCAACTGCATATTATTTGTAATATTTTCCTCTTCCTCATCATTGAGTAAGTCACTTGCAATGCTGATACAGCTATCACAGATGTAACCATATTTACCTCTAATTAGCTTTTCTACTTCATCTTTTTTACTTCCACATATACAACAAAATTCGTTATTTTTCGCCATTATAAATTCTCCTTTATTTATGAAAATTGTACTTATCAATTATCCCTACTTATGCTTATGTTTTCTCTTATGGTATCTATCCCAATGATTCCAATAATCACATTTTTCTTCTGCATTTTTCTTATCCTTAGTTTCAAATATTACTCTTCTACGAATTGATACAATATTCTGATCTGAAATTTTAACCTCAACTCTATGATTGTTTCCTTTATCAGATACTACTATTGCAGGTTCAACAACCCACATATGGGTGTTATGATGTTTCTTTTTGATTCTGTTCAAAAAATATACATCTTGTCCTTCCTTAAATACCATTATTAAAATCTCCTTTATCAATATTCATGCATATCTGCATACTCTTGTTGCTTTTTCTGTTCAATTTCAGATTCCATATCCTTATACAATTCGTACTTGTTACTCGGAGGAACATCTGAATTATCAATCTGTTCCAATAATTTATAAAATTTTTCATATGCTTTTTCTATTGTCATCGTAATATCTGTTTTCCTTTACTCACACACAATTATTTCCACAGGTGTACACTCTTCCATAAGTTCATCCCATGTAATTTGCCTATATTCTTCTTTATCATAATTAGCACCATCTAAATAGACAAAAATACAGCAGTTTTTAACACTTTCATCAATAATTTTCCCATCAATCGGAGTGCATAGTTTATATGCTTTTTCCCATTTCATAGAACTTATTACTTCAAAGCTATGTGTTGTAATCCATATACCAAAAGGAACATCCAATAATCCGTTGTAATCTTTATCTGTATTGGAAAACGTTTCACCTACTCTGTAATATTTTTTCTCTTTAATTGCTTTACTCATATATATAATTCTCCTTCTTCTATCTGATTTTATTTGCAGACGTTCGCAAGAACGGATGCAAGGGCATGAGCTTCGTAAGAAGCGATTGACCAACTGTCTGTGACATAATATATTAGTGGGAACATCCCACACCCTGTTAGTCAGCCAGATAGTCTTGCCACCTACGGTGTCAATCCTTATCTGTCAGCCTTTTTCGTTGGTGTGTCCTGTCAGTTGCTTACGCAACATGCCAGTCCAACCATCCGAAAATAATTTCATTTTATTACCTATTTCCTTTTAACGATTACACCCCTCAAGCCCTTGATTTTACTGGATTCTTTTTCAATTTTAGGAAGGTCAATTTCCTAACTTGCTTTCTCATTTTCAAAAAATGACACCTTATCTTCGTAATATAGGGTTATGTTTATTGTTACGATTTTAAAGTGTCATTTTTTTCACTTTGTAAAATCAAATATGCTATCTAACTCATTATTGCTTTCAAGAAAATCTTCTGTCGAAAATACCATATCCTTATGACCTATCTGTATAAGTTCATTTTTTAATATGCTTTGTGCTCCTAAATAAGTTTCTTCATCTATATGCTCTGGCATAAATGGCTTTCTTGGTCTTGGAATTATTTTTCCATTCTCAACCCATGTTCTTGATGCTATTTCATCTTTCCACTGTTGATAATCTGTCTGCCATTTCTGAAATGTGTTTTTAGCATTTTCATCTACTACTTCACATATTTTTTCATTCAGCAATTCTTTTTGTAATTTTGCTTCAAGTTCTGGGTATGCTTCACGAACTCCTTCAGGAGTATAGATAATTTTGATTTGCTTGTAACAGTGATCCCAACCATAATATTCATACAGTAAATCGTTTACTTTTTGATAATATTCTTGCTGTTGGAATTTCAAAAAGACCTGTACCATCTTTTCATATTTCATAATATTATGAAGTACATAATGCTCAACTTCCAATATTTGTTTTTTCTGATTGTCCGTAGCTTCAAAATATTCATCACAACGCTTTTGTGGATTCCACTTTACAATCATTGTCTGAATCTCATATGTAATGAGTTTTCTGTTCCTTAAACTGTTCAATGCAGAAAATAAAATTTCTTCCAATTTCTTATTACATCTTTGATAAAAATGTTTTACTTCCCACGAAGTAACCTTGTAATCCAAATTGGTTAATTCCTTCTCAGACTTCTTTCCGTATTGTTCATTTACAATCCCCAACATTTCCCACCAATTACGTTTTGTAAATGTCTTTGTAAAACCTTGCTGTTTTGATAGGTATTGCAGCAGAATTACTTCTATATATTTGACATAGATTGAATTATTTCCTAATTTTCTTTTATCCTCTTTGGTTAAAGGTGTATCATAAACATCCGTTATAATAAATTTCTGTCCTGACTTCTCCCAGTCAAAATATCTTTTCCAATCTTCTAACTGTAATTTTCTAGCTTTTCCACCCTTTTCTGGTTGTTCTAACACTTCACACATTACCTTATAATTTTTAACAGTCATTCCAATTACAAGTTTTGATGTATCAATTCCATTAATAATAAGCTGTGGTGCAGATGGTTTATCTTCTAATCCTTTTTTGAAGTCTGTTTTTAATTCTTCTATTGAAGTAATCCAAACATTTTTTAATTGCTCATTATCTTTGTATTGGCTCTGTCTATTCAAAATATCTGCAATATTGATTGCAAGTATCTTGTCAAGCAATGGATCTAAATCACAAGTATATTTTTTCAATATATCCTCGTCTAAATCCATATCTTTGTATTTTCCAGCATTTAAGATAATATCTCTCGCATATGATATTGCTCTATCTGAATCTGATTTCACTTCTTCCTGCGTTGGTAATTTTGTTATTTTTTCTGCTTCATCTGGTATAACAGATATGTACTCTCTACCATTTGAAACATAAAAGAATCTTTCCAATACCTTTGCTGTCTGATTTTTGTTACATGGATTCAGATAATCCATATAGTCTGTACTTTCTTCTGTAATAATAGTGCATTCCTCCAATTCTAATTTAATGTAGGAATAATGCCATTTCTGACACTATGCCTGTTATTCCGTCCAATACAAGCAACCATTATCTTCAATGGTATTGTGATTCCGTTCAAATATGTAATCAACATCTTCACTGATATATGATATATGGAGAACTAAATTCCGTTCTCCTTAAAGAAGTCTTTCGACCAATGCTACTTATGCAGCTTGATAAATGGGAACATGTAACTCCGTTCTGAACTGTAACTATTCGCTTCAATAGTCGGTTGCTTCGTCTCATAGCAACAATTATCTCTGTTACTTATATATTCTCCACTGTCATATTCGTTATGCTGATAATCTTTCATTGAGATCTTCATACAACAGTTTTGTGGCAGTTTCCATATCCACACCATCACTAAGTTGTAAAGTCACATCTATATCGTCAAAGCAGTAACAACTTGCTTTTCCGATGGAAATGAGCAACTTATCTTCTGTAATTTTTTCATACGAAAAATCAATCGTATCGGCAAATATGCCAGAATTTACATATAACTCCAAATCTTCCTTGAATTTATCAACTGATATTGGCTCTTTTCCACGTTCATCGTAATTCACTACTGCACTTGTAACTGATACAAGATTGTCTGTGATAGCTTTTAATAATCTGTTTGCTGTTGATCTTCTCATAATGTATATTCTCCTTACTTCTGTATTTTTCTGTTATGCAAATATTGTCTATCTATTGCCTATATATACATTCTCTGTTATCTATCTGCATTTTTAATTACTAAGCATTTTCAACTTATCTCGTCTTGATAACTTCTTAGGCTTCTGTTTTTCCTCTTTTTCAACCACAACATCATCTGAAAAATCCAAATCTTCTAACTCATTAGATTTAATTGCTTTCGCAGCATTGATTCTTTCATCATGTTTCTGCTTTGCAATCTCCTTAATACTGTTAAGATGGTCAAATGGGAATGATAAACCAGCTATAGCAGTAATAGTTTTGTCACTTCCATAGCCTTCAAATGTTCGCCTTGGAATACCAACAATCTTAATAATATCGTCCTTGTTAATCTTCTTGGCAGAATTGATGATACCGATATACTCACACTTTCCATCTTTCTGAATTGGTGCAAAGATATTGTTCGTTGTAAGCGTTTCAATAACCTTTTCTGCACTTGCTTTTTCATTACCTAATACGGATAACACCATACTTCCATGTGTGCTTAAAATTGTTCTCTTTTCCTGTTCGTCTACATTTCCTAACTCTGATACAGAATTGTTTGAAAGAAATGTATTAAGCATTGTGGTACAGATACTATTGATTGTCTGCTTGTTGCCACTATTATTGTCAAGGAACATAACAGAACCCATATTTTCAATTTCAAGTAATTCCTGGCAGCACTTATAACTGTTTACATGAAAATCAAAATCTTCGTCTTTATCTGGAAGTACCACGATTGCACAAATAGTCTTGTCCGTTTCCTCAACCAACATATCAATCAATGCTGTAGAAACTCCGCTACCTGTACCACCTGCACTTGAAAAAATTACATATACAATAGATTCATCAAGAGCAGATATTTCATCTACAATATCCATATTTTCAGCAAGTGCCTTCTCTGCTAATGCACGATTACCAGCACACCCATTGAATCCTTTTAAATGTCTGATATTCTTTGCACCTTTAATAGCTGATTCATCCTGTGTGCTTGAATTGATATGAATTGTTGTATATCCTAATTTTTCAAGACAAAAGGCTATATTTGTTCCTGCACCACCTACACCAACTATTGCTACATCATTCACTAAACCTCTATTACTCATTGTCTTTTCCTCCATTCCACTTGATTGTTGTTAATCCTTTTTCTGTAATAAAATAGGTAAATTCTAAATGGTCTTTTATACCTTTCTCCATATATCCATCTTTTACTAATGTTCTTACACGCATTACCAGATTGTGCCTTGTAGTAAGTAAATCATCCTCACCATAAAATGTGTTGATCTCGTTGATTGTCATACCACACAATTCATCAAAGCATTTTTCCTGTGCAAGAATCTTCATTATATTTACATCAAGCCTGTTAATAGATAAACTCACTACTTCGCACCTCCCTTCTTTTTGTTATTCATAAGCTGATTACAAACCTTTTTCAGTTCTTGATACTGAATATCTGTTGCAATATCCCTGTTATCGTTCTTATCAATTACTGAAAATCTCCATTTATTTAATTGACTCTCTTTGATTTTGTAACCAATCTTACCCATTTCACATTTCAGCCTCTTAACATAATTCTCCTTGGCTTTCTGTATCTTAGGTTTCTTTATCAGCTTGTAATAATAGTTGCGATACATATTACTCAATATCCTGTCTGGTCTAATTGGATGAGGTACAGGATGTCCTTTTTTATTCTTCTTAAATGCGTGTACCTTAAATTCCCATTCATAAACCAGCAAATCATAGTCTTTAGGATATTTTTCTTTGAAAGAGCTGATAAACTCTTTCTCATTTAGTTTCTTTGCATCTATCAGCTCATTAAATAAATCCGTTACCTTCTTGCTCAAATCCGCAATATAAATCTTTCCGTATGCCATTTACACCATCCTTAATTTTGTGCTTTACAATATGCTTTTCCTAATTCATCAATGTAATATGTGCTTGCCAATCCATCCACAAGACCACATTTCACATATCCTTGCTTAGTCATTTCCTGTAAATGTCTATATGCTGTACTATATGACTTCCTTTTTGCTACTGAAATATCTTCTAATATCTGTGAGATATTCATTGCTTTTAATGAATTATTCACATTTTTCTCATTCAGTAACATCAGGATTTCATAATCAAACTTTGTCATTACTTTCCACACCTCCTTGTCTCTCGTCATTAAATGCTAAAAAATATATTGATATTTCTGCCATCTATATACTTATTCGCCCTTTGAAAACTGTTTTTTGCAAAATTTCCACATCACATAATTTTTTCAATAGTTCATTCTTTTAACAGATTTCCATAGAATGAAAAAATTTTATGAAGTGTTTTGTAATCAACCCTTTCATATATAATATTCTCCACTTGATTTTGAATTTTTTAGTTATTTTAATTTCTGCAAAAGAAAAAACCACTACATATAGACTTTATAATCTATATATAGTGGTCTGTTTCAAAACTATGTAACACCTATATTCAGTTTTGGTGTACTTGACAAATTCATTGAAATGTGCTATGTGATTTTAACCAATGTAATGATATAAACTATCATCTATCTTCCGTGAAAATGATTCATCATCTTTCAAGTCAATTTCATCATTTTCAATTTGTTCTTCCAATTCATCCATCCAATAATTTAGTGGTGTTGCTTTTTCTTCCAATAATTCCTCTACAGCAGATTCTATATTATCTGCATAAATATCAAGTACAGTATTATATTTTTCTTCATCATTATTAAGTATGCCTTTTAATCTTTCAAAATCCTCCTCTTCAATAAAGCTATACTTAAAATATTCAGCCCTTTCTTCTTCCTTACTAATAGTATGTTTTCTATCTCTACCTTCCAAAAAGAAATTATTGATCAATTCTTTTATGAACGAGCTTCTTGATTTTCCAGTCCTGTCAAGATATTTCATCATTCTATCATAATCTGACATATCAGCAGGTGTGTACTTTATTGTAACTGATTGTGTCTTTTCATCATACTTCTTCTGGTAATCCTTCTGTGTCAATTTAGTAACATTACTTTTTTCTTCCATATATAAAAACCGCCTTTACTTCAAATTTTTACTTCTATTATATAGGAAGAAACACATAATCACAAATAAAATTCTTTCCATAAAACCAGAAAAGCCATGACCTATTACAGTCATGACTTTTCAACAACAAAACAATTTCAATCTATAGGTAATCCTATGATTAAAAAATGTATATCAAGGGTTCATCACGCCCTTAATACCTAATGAGTATAACATATCTTGCCGAATTTTTCTATCTGGTTTTTCTTGAAAATGTGTATCGTCTTGATACATCATCAAATGTCTTTAGAATGAATTTCATATCATCCTCTGATATATTATTCCCCATCTCTTTTCTAAGTTTCTGCTTAATTTCCGCTTTTATTGCTAATGATTCAACATTTGTATCTATCATAATGTAATCTCTTTCTTCCTTATTATAATGCTATGATGCTAACCAGCCTTTAACATTAGCTGCCTTTTGTAACTGTCCAATTCTGCTTAAGACAATGCAACCTAATTCATTGAAGAAATACTTCTTTGATCTTCCATAATCATGTAATGTATCTGTGTCGATCTCTGTATGTAAGTTTAAATCATCGGCATTGACAATATATGTACTAATAATCACTTTATTTGTTCGTGTGTCCATTTCCATGCTGATTGATACTTCAAAATCAGAGGGATATAATACCTGCTGTGTTTCCGCAAAATGTTCAGCCAACATATTGTTGATTATATCCTCTAATTTTCTCTGAATATCAAAAGGTACAATAATATCTCTGTCAAATAAAAATCCCACTATCGTATCATTTATATCTGTGTAGTTTTTATCACTCTGTAAATGTAAATCTTCAAATCTATATTTTAGTTGTTCCATAATCTTAATACCTCTCATTCTTTCTGATTTTTTCAAGTTCCTGTTTCTTCTTATTTATATGCTTCTTTCTAATGCGTGGTTTATACTTTCCGCACTTCTGACAATATCCGTTGTGATCTGCTTCTCTTCCTTTTTTACATTGAACTTTACAGATATATGATTCACATGGTTCAGTTCTATCTCTTGCCATTGTCAATCTCTTTACTTACAAATTTTATCTACCATATCTTGCAATCTTTCTTTTGCACTCTGGATATAATATAATTCTCCATCAATTTTAATAGCTTCATTATTTTTCTGTGCTGTTACAACTTTTTGCTGATAGAGATTGATTCCTACAACTATTCCATTACAAAAAGCATTTACTTCATGTGACTTATCCATGATTTCTACCTCCGATTGTCTTTTGTATATATTCATTCTCTCTATTATTATGAATTTCTTTTTCATATATCTTAACCAGCTTATAAAATGTTGACCTTTTCAAATTCAGTATTTCCATACACTTTGTTGCTGTCATTTCTCCTAGTCTCCATTTTTCATAGTAATCTTTCCAATTATCGGGAAACTGTGCGTTTGGTCTGCCTGTTGGTCTACCTGTCTTTAAAGAAGTTTTCTTTCCATTGATTACTGGCATAACATCCATTCCCTGTTTTTGTCTACGTCTTGTGTTTTCAAGTTCCTTTTGTGCCACATAAGACAAAATCTGTAATACCAGGTCAGCAATAAATCTTTTATCAAGATTATCACCAGATTGCCTTGTGTCGAGTAATGGCATATCCAACACAACAATATCTGCTCCAATAACATTGATAATATAGTTCCATTGCTCCTTGATTTCCGTATAGTTTCTACCTAACCTATCAAGACTGACAATAACAAGCAAATCTCCCTCTCTTAAAGTTGGTGCTGTTGTTTCTGTTCCAACTAATGAGTTGTATTCCATTCGATTAAATGTCTTTCCGCTTATTTTGTCACACTTAATATTTCTCTCAGATATTCCAAACTCTTTTAACTGTTCTATTTGTCTTGCAAGATTCTGTTCTTTTGTAGAAACTCTTGCATATCCCCATACTTCATTTTTCATATTACTGTCCTTTCTGTTCGTAAAACACTTGTCACTTTTCGGATATATCTGTAAATAGAATTGACACCTTTACAAATACATTTCCTTACATAATAAGTATTCTCCGTAAAATGACACCTTTATAGACAGTTTCCATTTTCGCTTGTAGCATTGTTTTTCTTCCTATATAATATAGTTGGAAGGAGTTGATTTACATTTACATTGAGATTCAGAAGCCGAACCGCTTCAAAGATTTTTTACATAAGATTTATGACCGCTTAGAAGATTTGATATTCGCTATCATTCAAAAGATACCAGAAAAGCATATACCATCTTTCCTTATGAATTGGATGGAACACTACACAAACAAAAGATTATCAGAATTACAAAGTCAGATCATCCGCAAACGCTGGCAGACAATAGAATTAGAAAAGGCTGTTGATAAAATTCATAACAAGCAGCAGGATTAAAACAAGCACCTTCAGAAAGATATGTTTCTTTCCGTTGGTGCTTTGTTTATTATTCCAGTTCATCAACTGTAACACACTTTATTTCCTTGAATTGTCTTAACTGCTTATCATTTGTCAAAAATAAATCACACTTTGTAAGACACGCAACTGCTAATTGAATTGCATCCATCGCCTTAAAGCCTTTATATTCTGCTCTGATTTGAGCTGCCTTTTTAGCAATCTCTTGATTTACTTCTACAATCTCCATATCAGTAGTTTCAACCAGTCTGTCAAACATATCAATAAATGAATACAGTTTATTTCTGTATGGAAATACAAAATATTCTTCCATTGTTATTACAGAAGTTACAAACTTTTTATCTGCCTCATATCCATTACTGAAAAATTTCTTTACCTTGTCATAATACTGTGGGTTATTTTCATTCTTTTCAATGAAGTATATGAATGGTGCAGTATCAACAAATGCCTTTTTATAATCTGTCATTCTCACGCATCTCCTTCATATATTCATCTACATGCTGTCCTCTTTCGCTTGGAATAACAAAACTATCCCAGTCAACAGGTGCTTTCTTTGCTTTTCTCTGTGGATAATTTAACAGGGTAACAATAACCTCTGCTCCATCATAATCTCTAATATCTTCATCTTCAATAACAACTGTATTACCTTGTACAATTCCCTTTACTGCTGCTAACATAGGTCATACCTCCTTTAAATTTTCGGATGAAATCGTCGTTTCTTTATATGCTATTATTTTGCATTTTTGTAGCGATTTTCATAAGATAACTCTGGTTTTAAGTCTACTTTCCATTCAATTAAATCTTGTGGCTGACATTGTAAGAGTTGGCATATATCCTCAATGGTTTTTGTTGATACATCACACATAAAATCTTTTCCATTGTGACTTTCTTTATACTCTTGCAGTTTCTTTTCTATCTGATCCATTGAATCACCACTACACATTTTTAATTTTGTCAATGTGCTTTGTGGTATCAAACCTTTCTTCCTTATAACATAAGTTGTTATGCCTTTATCATCCAACTTCTTCATCAATTTATTATAATTTATCATTAACATTCTCCGTTCAAATACTATACATTATCTTTCGTGTATATTATAACACTCCTTTCTCTAATTTTCAATCAGCATTAAAAGAAGTTGTTACACCTCAACTAATGCCGATTTTTCGCTTATATCATCTTATTTAATATTTTATGCACAATCTTCCATAATAACCGCTTGCCTTCTTTCTGATCCATCTGATATAGAAAAATTCTTGTTATCCGTTCCATAAAATCATCAGGCATTATTGAGCCTTTGAACTGGTTATCTTCCAGACAACAAATTTGTAAATTTTCTACAGAATCAGCCCCGCCACAAGCTAAAGGAATTTCTTTACATTATCAGAATATCTTTTTCGCTTGATTTTTCCATCTGCATTACATTGTATTTTTACATTCGTATCTATATCCTCAATATAATAATTTTTCGTTTTTGCTGGTGCTTTCTTGATTTTCTCTTTTGCTTTACCAATAGTTGCAAATATCTTTGCTTCATCTATATTATTCGTTTTTGTTGTTTTTCCTGTATCTTTAACTGTTATGTAATAATTTCCATTTGTAAGTATATATGCCATATAATCAACCTCTTTTCTATTGGAGACAGCTATATTCCAAGCTGTCCCCCATTCTTTACAGTTCCCTTTTACATCAAACCGACCATACAAGCTAATCTGTAAAACGGATTCCTTGCAACTCTTCTCATATACTCTGCTTTCTCTCTTGCCTTGCGTTCCATTCTATCCATAAATGTCATTCTGTTGTCCATTTCCGTATATTCAACCATCTGTACAGGAGTAAGTGCTTCATATGGTGTTTTTAAGTTTCTATCTACAATCTGGTTTCCGTCTGCTGTATTGATTATTCTAAAATTAAACATATATGTATATCCTGCCTTCCGTTTATCCTGCATATCTGCAATACTGATTATTTCTGTTACTGCTACATTCTCCCTTGATCCGCTTGAAATACTCTTCTAAATTGAATGAATATGACCTACTCTGTAAGCAAGTACATTTCCCTCTTTTTAATACTGTTGTCTCTGCTATAACAACATTATTTGTCAAGGTTAAATTCCCTCTAATAATACTTTCCAATGATTTCCGTAAATCTCTGTATGAGCTGTCAAGATAATATTTCTTTCCGTTGTTTCCCTCATTGACAAAATATATAATTCTGTATGTGAAGCAATTCTCAATCATATTATTAGTAAGGCAACCTCTGTCTATATCCATCAAAATATCTGATATTGTATTCATATGCTTTACCTCAATTTCTCTTATATTGGGGAGGTTTAGCCTCCCCTTTTGCCTTATGCTACTTTCTTAATCTCTGTAAAATACTGATTGATAAGTGCTGTAAGATAATCAAGTTTTCCGTGTACTGTTCCACTATCCCTTGTAGAACGGTCTATATCTAATTCAACCCATGTCTTTCCGTTGATTTCTGTATTTTTACCTTCTGCAATTAACCAATGCAGGAACTCTCCAAACTCTTTATCTTCCCTTCCTAACTTTGTAAATGCCTTAAATGCTGCCACAAAGATATATGCACTCTTTCTATTGAACAGTTCCCTTATCTCGCTTGTGATTTCCGTTGATTCTACTAACCTTGTGAGTAAATTATCAAGATTTTCAAAGTCAAGAATAGTTGCATTTTCGTTTAACCACTTGAAGCCTATCTTTGTATCTTTTCTGTACTGATTAGGGTATTCAGATAAGATAACCATATCTCCGATGGCTCTTTCAAAAGTTCCGTTTATTCTGTCTTTGTTGTTGCAAGAGTACATATCCTTGAAAAATCTGTTTTCCGTAATTTCTCTTATCTCCCTTGCAAACGCATCTATATATGTAAAAGCTCTCTGTGCCTGGTTCATAGGCTTGCAATTATTCAGTTTGCGTACCAGTTTTGAAATTTGCGTTGTGTCGCAATTCTGATGAATTACAACCTCTAACTGATAGCCATTGAATACCTCTTTCAATTCTTCTGGTAACTGCTCGTATGTCTTGTTACGAATGTCAAAATCTACATTTTCCCATACAATTTCGCCCTGCTCGTCTCGCTTTATATTTCCATCTTCATTGGTTGCCTTTGTCTGATAAGTAACCATATATTCATCAAGATTCTTTGTGATTTTTGCGTTTCCATATCTGAATAATGATAATGTGCTACTTCTCTGCAATCCGTCAATTATCCATTGTCTTGTAATTCCGTTTGCTGTTGTTTCCTCACCTAAAATAATAGGTGGAATATAATCATCTGTCAGAACCGATGCTATCAGTTCATTTACCATGTTTGGATTCCATTGTCCTGATAATCTCTGACATTCCTGATCCGTTCTGATTTTCTCTGCCTTCATATCCTTTAAATACTGCTCTAATGTGTATGTCTGCTTTCTAATATTCTTCATAGTGATTACCTCCTAAAATAAAATCTTTACATTTTCAAAACTTCTCATAATCTTCATATTTTCAGCATATTCAGTTGATGAAATTTCTAAAATCTGCCGTATGTCTTTAGGTGTGTACCCATCAATCAAAAGATTTAATATATTTACCTGCTGATTAGAAAGTTTTGAAATGTACTGCTGTACCTTGTCTTGAAATTGTTCGTTGTTGTTTTTGGTCACTTCCTCGAATGTGTCAAAATCGGATGCCATAAAATCCAGTAGGCTACATTCTTCTTCGCTGTCATTAGTTGCATCTAATGAAGTTGTAAATTGATTGATAACTCTTTTTTCTCTGTGTCTGTCTCTTATCTCTGTCTTAAATCTTTTCTTTAAGCAATCACAAAGAAAAGTATTAAAACTTGCCCCTTTATCAGTGCTATAAGAGTTGTAACACTGCCACAATGTCATATTTGCAATGCTATAAAAATCGTCATAGTCTGCTTCTGTCAATGGCTCGTTAAGCCTCAAAAAGATTGACTTTGATAACTTTTTTAATAGTCGCATATCATCTTTACAATATGGCTCTAATACTGTTAAATCTGTACTTGTCATTGTCTCACCTTCTTTCTTGTTATAGTGTGGCATTACTGCCGATAGGCAAGTTGTAATTGAATACCACGGCTTTACCGCTTACCTGATTAAACTATAAAAGTTCACTTACATTTGTTAATTCTTCAACATCCACTAACCTTGAATTTTTTATTAGTTCAATCTCTTCTTTTATTTCTTCATTTGTAAGCCCTAACATCTTAAGTGATTCATTGGCTTTATTTATAACCTTTATCTGAATGGCTTCAGGTAGTTGGCAAATATAAGTTAATTTATTGAGTTTTAATTGTGTCATGGCACTACCTCCTATAAATTTGTATAATCTTCATCGTTTGAACAGCTCAAACATTCATTTAATCTCCACTTAATATCTTCTTGAATGGATTCTAAAGTTACATATTGCCCTGAACAAAAGTTATCCTCGACCAATTCACTAAAAAGTTTTTCATATTCCGCAATAGCTTCATTGCGTTCTGTTGCATATTCCTGATTAACTTCTTTATAACCGATTATTTTATAATCATCACAAAAACATATATTTGCCATTGCATTGAATATTTGAATTTCTATATTTTCGTTTTCATTTGCAGTAAGAAAATAATTTTCTTCACTGTAGCTTGTTTGGATTGTAAATATTATGTTTTTCATAGTTTTGTCCCCTTCGCTGTATCATTAAGGCTTCGGGGGATTGCTCCCCCTATTTATGCCCTAATCATTAAATGTTAATTATCTAATGCGTAAAACCTTATAAGATGTAACCTTTTCATAATTGGTTAAATCTTCTAATTTAGATTCAAGCATCTTTTTGTCAAGTGATTTTCTTGTCTGCTCCTTATAGCTGATTTTTGCTGAATCTGTAAATTCTTCTGTTAAATTGTTTTCATTCATATATGAGATTATTTCCTGCTCCAAGGCTTTCTGAATATTGCTTGCTTCTTCTGCCATACTCTTATACTTTCTTACTTCCTCAATCTTTTCTTCGAGTTCTTTCTTTGTCATACACATAATGACTACCTCCTTAATGATGAAATTATTTTGTTGTTATAGGTCTGTTGTCCTTGACCTTGACTACACTATACACCCATATTCGTGTACTGTCAACACCTTTTTTCGTGAATACACCTAAAAAAGTGCACAAAAATGCCTAGCAAATTTTGTGCAAAAGTACACGAATATGGGTGTATATTTATATCAACAACAAAACATTATCAATTTTTTAAAGGAGGTTTTCTTATGAGAATTACAAGAAAACAATTAGAAACAAAGGTAAACAGTTACAACAGTATTTCAGATATTAAGTTAAAACTTAATGATGATGTAATCGGTGCTATCAATCTTTATACAGAAGATAACAACAGAATAGCCACCGCAACAACAAAAGAAATATTCTATATATTAGACGCTTTAATCAATGTTAAAGCACTAGAAAGAAACAATTAAATAATATAGGCGGTTGAAATATACCGCCTATGACATCAGAAAGAAGGTTTTAATATGAAATATTTTAATAATGTAAACACACTGGAAGAATTAAGAAAACAGTACAAAGAACTATTAAAAAAGTATCACCCAGACAACCCAAACGGAAGCACAAAGGCAACGCAAGAAGTCAATGCAGAATATGACAACCTTTTCAAAGTGTTAAAGGATAGACATGAATATAAAACAAAGCAGACAAGCGACACCGACAAAAAGAGTTATGACAATATGAAGTATGATTTTTCAGAAGATGAAAAATTAAGAGAAGTTTTACAAAGTATTATCACATTACAGAATATCAATATTGAAATAGTCGGCTGTTGGATATGGGTAGATGGCAACACATACGAACACAAAGACACTTTGAAGGCTTTAGAGTTCAAGTGGGCAAGAGAAAAAAAGAAGTGGTATTTTCATACAGAAGCATTTAGAAAGAGAAGCAAGAAAAAATTATCTATGGACGATATACGGAACTATTACGGAAGTACAGAAGTGCAAACGGAAACAATCAGAAGAATAAAAGAAGCCTAAAAAATAAGGGTGTAGACAATAACAATCCTACACCCTACCACAAAGAAAGAAGGTTATACAATATGAGAAAAGAATATATTTTACATACATCTAAAGGAATGGAAAAAATGTATGCTACTACTGATTTAGAAATAATAAAAGCTATTACAGATAGAATGATACAATTAAAAGCATATAAAGACAGCATAAACGCAACGACAACAACACAATTTAAAGCAACTTGTAATAATAGAATTGTATGTGATTTTATATTTTAACAAACAGAATGCAGAAAGACATAATAAAAGGTGTAGCTGATGAAGTTACACCCTTATTTTTTATACTGTTTTATTGATATATTTTATTGTGTTCAATTCCTACGGTTTAGTATGTTATAGTTGTGTTGGGGGGTGGCTTAAACTAAAAAAGGGATCTGTTTTTCTCTGCTGCCCTGTAGTTGGTTCTTCTCGACACGGACTTGAAAAATTTACCCCTACGATATTTTCAATCCTAAAATCTGTCGCTTTGAAGCGAACGGAAGTATTATTTATAAAACCTCTATTACGGAAGTGGGATTTACAATACTTCCATTCCCACCTAAAGGGAAAATTCCCCTAAGTGAAACTGTTCCACTTAGAAGATAAATTTTTTCGCACACTTGTATGCGAAAGATGTGACGATTCCATTTTGGGAAACACTGATTTTATTTGTAAGTCACACTCCAATTGGAGTGCAGTTTTCTACTCTCACATAATGTGAGTTTAGAAGTCAAATTTATTGGTCATCAGAAACTTTCGGTTCACCACGATTTCGTAGTGAGTGGATTTCCACTTGCCAAACAGGGGATAATTTCACTGTGCAATTTTACACAATGAAAAGTAGCGTGGACACAACGGACACATGAAACAGATGGTTACAAAGAACCTGTTCCCCATTTTAGGGTAGCGTTGTACCACTGTGGACTAACCGATTTTTCGGAATCTGAAATTCCGATTCATTCTTCCCCAGTTCCCCACAGAACACACCCATATCCTTAGAGAAAATCAATAAAAATCAACTCAAATCTGCTTCAAAATCCATCATAGGTAAACTTGATAGCCTACGAATATACAAAGCAAAATTGACCCCAAAAACATTGATTTAAGCAAGCATATATACCATAGGTGGGGGTACTCTTAAACCTGTGGAGATTAAGTACCTGCTATATAGGTGGGGATATGTAAAAACTACTGCACTATTATTTTCTGTCAAAAATCACTACCACATTTATTACAGTGCCATTGCTTACCCATTTTCTTACTTGCCAATCCGAAAAATCCAGTTGAAGCCATACGACTTACTGTACCGATTTTTGATGTGTCGGTTGAATGACAGTATGGACATTCGACTTTTGGTTTTGATAAAGAATCCTTGTTAATTGTATGACTGTTAATTCTATCAAAATATTCTTGTTGGCTTTCTTGATTTTGATTCTTAATAGTGTAATTATAATTAAACTGTTCTTGCGGTTTATTTACAACAACATCATATACTTTTTTATATATCCTATCACGCAATAAAAATTTTAATGAAATTTTATTTGCAGAATTTATTTCATTTACTATTTTCTCACAAGTCTTACTATCAATTAAATTGATAGAGTTGCATCTATCGCATACCATATCTCTATCAAATAATTCTCTACCACATTCTAAACAATATTTCACAACAATCCTCCATTATAATAAATTACAAAGTAACAAATGTACTTTCATCATTTTTTGTATCAAACATCCACACATTCCCAGAATCACTTACTAAATTACTCATTTTTGAAATCTCTCGTATTGTATATTTTGAAAATTCATCAGGGTGTTGCTTTATGTTTTTGCATAATATATTTGCACATTTTTGAAAGTCGCAATCATTAGGATGAAATAACATCATTGGAACTGGTTTTAAATCTATATGTCTTTTCCTCAATATGACTGCAAACAATTTTGCTTCTCTATCTATAGTTTTTCCTGCAATCAAAAAACAAGCATTGCTATTTGCAATTAGTTTTGCCCATTCAGTATTCATATTGATAATTGCATTACACATCGAATATATATTACTTGCAAGATCATTAACAAACCAATTTTGATAACCTTGCATATTTTTATAGCACTTCATAAAAAAAGATTGTGCCCCATAATTCCCAGCAAAAGCTACAGCCGTATTATTATTGACAACTTCTATTTTTATATCATCATCCGATATGAATTTCCCCTCTGCATCTGTTATTCTATTGTCCGCTGCTAAATAAACCTTCTCATCCATAACATATCCAAATATAACACTCATTTTTTTAATTCTCCCGATGTTATTTATTATATACTCTATTCTACCATATCCAACTACAAAAAGGTAAAAAAATAAGGCATATCAGATAAATCAATATCCAATATACCCTGCTTTTAATCCCACAATGAATTAAACCATTTTGAAAACAATTCAAACGCCTTATTCTTACATTCTTCTCTGTATTTGCTCAATGCTTTTTCTTCTTCATAATACTTTTCTTCAATATCCTTATATTCTGATATTTCACTAGGAAAATGTAAAACTCTGCCAAAGCTATCTTCTTTTCCGTCTTCAAGTTTTTCTCCAAACATACAATATTTTTCTTCAAATTCATGCAGTATATCTTCATGCTCTGCCTGATATGAATTTTCTTTTTGACAAGTTTCTTCATTCATTTCTCTAAATAGGAATATCATATCGTCCAGAATCCTATCCCATTCTGCATGGCATTCATCATTGCAGGAAATTCCATGTTCATCCATATACTCTGTTCCCAAGCAACTTGGACTTCCATGTTTTGTATCTTTGAAATGTTGCAACATATCTGGCATTAGATTCATAAACCAACAGTCAATGCTCCATAAATCCTTATCGCAATATCCCTTTATCACTCTCTGGAAGCTGTATTTTATATTTCTAAACACCAAACCAGGTATTTTCCACGGTCTTTTTCTTTCATACCAAAAATCTGTTTTATTCCATACATTATCCATTGTATAGCACCCTCCCTCAAAATAGTAATATCCCCGTCAATGACGAGGATATCTTCTATACTGGTATGTAACACCTTGCTAAGAATCAGTAAATTGTCCAAACTTGGTAATGATTTTCCCGAAAGCCATTTATATACTGCCTGCGGATTTTCAAATCCCATAACTTCCTGTATATCTTTCACTGTATATCCATTGCTCTGTAATAGTTCTCTGATTCTTTCTCCTGTTGCCTCTTGTTGGATTGATAAATATATAGGTTTCATAATGCTCCTCCTTTATCCATCTTCCATCCCGATACACAAATACATTTTAGCAATGATTATACATCTTTTCCAGTATATTTTTACTTAATTCCTCTCAAAACTATTGATATTATTATATTACACATTGATGTATTACCTGTCATTAAACGGTTGGTTTAATATATTTCCTAACCCTCATACGGACTATATGGACGAACCTCATATTTAACCAATGCATCAAATAACCTGTCTGGTATCTTATCTCTATACCTCAAAGCCAATACCCTAATGTCTGATTCCTTGAATAACTTATACTCTTGAAATGCTTCTTCCTCTGTGTTCCAATAATGTAATTTAACCAACTTATCATGTCCAAATGGCATAATCCTTGCAAAGAATTTTTCTCTCGTCCTATCATAATCAACACCGATAGCATAAACTTTTTTGCTATAAGGATTACGTCTCTTTGTAGCACTTGCTAATGCAGAATTGATTGTTTCAGGCAATATGCAACACTTATCTGGTGCATACTCTTTATTACCACGATTCAATAAATCCTTGTCAACTGCCATACGTTCGCCGCCACACTCATAGTAATTAGCAGAATACCATTCAGCAAAAGCATCTCTATTATTCTTCCATTCATCACACATAAAAGCATCATCATAGCAACGATTAACAAATAATGAACTTCCACCATAACATCTTGAATAGATGCCATTATAAATATTATAGGCTGGATTGCCCTTGACGGTATTGTAATCATAATATTCCTGTTCACGTCCAAGCTCTGCAACTGTCTTAATATGCTTCCTAAATAATTCATATTCCTTTGTTGTAACATAAATAAGATTCTTGTAATAGTTATTATTCATATTTTCGTCTATGTGCCATATTTTATTGCATCCTGTCGGCTTTATTAAGAAATGTCTTGCAACAAGTATCTCTGGTCTTGTTTCTTCATGTACTGGCGTTCCGTCAATGTCATAGGTTACTATCGTCCAATGTACACTTCGTTTAGGATTTCCACTATCCATTTTATGAAATTTCATAGACTTATCTTTTCTCATATTATTCGTAAGCCTGCCATGATTTGAAATCCAGTAATTTTCTGTATCTTCCACCTGTACAAATACTTCATCATCACCAAGTAACTCAATACCAGTTTTCTTTGTGTCAAGCACTCTATCATCTGATAATTTTATGTAATCTCTGAACTCTTTTCGTTCTAATTTTCTTCTGTCTTTGATCTTTATGTAAGCCATAATTCCTTTTCTCCTTACTGTTTATTAGTCAATCTCAATTTTATAATTCAACATACCTTCATATACATAATCTGGCACTTTGCCCTTACATTTTTCCGCAAGGTCACAAATATAATCAATCTTGCCATCTATAAATCCAGTATGGGCTTCTTCCTCTGAATCGAATACACCTATATCCATCTTCTTATTAAGAACTATCATTGATACTGAATATGTACCATCATCATTCTGTTTGATGTTGCTCTCGATTCCTCTATCCTCAAACACTGTATTTAAAAAATGCGTCATAAACGCACACGTTTCTGGACTGTAGATATTACCTTCCTTATAGAGTAAATCTTTGTCTAAATCGACCTTAGTTCCAGAAATATAATGTGCATCAAACCAAATCTTGAAATTTTGATAATTCTGCCACTCAATACAAACTTCTTTACCAATATAATAAGGTTTTAATTTATGTACGGCATCACTATAACAACGCTGTATCATATTTTTCCACTTTATGTATGAAGCAGCTTCGGAATCAATATTTTCTGCTCCAAGATAACCAACACCCTCATAAGTTCTTTTATTATGCCAAGGTTTCCAATCATCAGGTTTAAACTCTACTGCATTGACAATCTCCATAATCTGTTTATCTGTGATTGCTCCATCCTGTTCATGCACTCTCAAAATCTCATTATATTGTTTATCTGTGACTCAAAACCAAAGCTCGTAGCAATGGGCGCTGTTTCACATAAGGTATGCAATATGATATTTGCAATACTCAGAGACAACAAACCATTCAAAATCATTGCTCCTCAGGAGCATATCAAACAATACAATGCTGCCAAATGCGACATGACTGCATAAAATACTATGAACCCAATGAATCAATATCTTTCAAAAAACGATATTTTCACCAAGGGGAAAGTCCGCCCTTTTTTAGTCAAAAAACAAAATAATTTTTTTCACATCTAACTATTGACATTTATTAGCTGGACTTTTTGATAAATCAGAGGTCAAGAAAATATTCCACACATCTGTGGAAATATAATTAACCAGCCATCTTTCAGGCTCGTTAAAACAACTCAAAGGAATTATCCCTTCAGTCATATAAACTGCTAAGTGCAGCAGACGTATTATTCAATTTTCTCATATTGGAAAATGTGCAGAATTGCACGTTAGATATTCTTGATCTCTGATACAGACTTTCTTTTACTTCCTGCCTGTTGGGAAATATCCATACATTTGTTTAGAATCGGTATATGTCTGCCGATTATTTTTCCTGCGCTGGTTTAATTTTTTCATTCATATATTTAATCATCTTGTCACAATCACCACTTGTAATTGCACCTTTCCACTCCCCGTAATTATGTAACATAAATTCAGCAAGTCTGGTATTTTTTGTATTCATACTGATATAAATATTTAACGGCTTTGCGACACGAATAACTCTCTTATATTCTCTCCCTCGTTCTTTCTCTAATTCTTGTCGTAAAAAGGCTTTATCATGACCTTTTCCACTCAATATCTTTTTAATATATGCATATATATTTTGAAATGCTCGATTGTATTTTCTAAGAGTCTCCATATCATTTCGTTTTATTTTAACAGACTTTCGATATACCAACTTATCATCTACAAGGCAAAAGACCGGTTTATTATTTATTCTGAAATCCTTTTTGAACCAATTTGACCACATATCAAAAACTTCATATCTTGAAAATTGCTTATGTGTATTTCCACAAAAATAATATGCAATTACAAGTTCTTTTTCTTTCAAATTATCAATATATACCATATTGCTATTTCCTTCCTAATTATTTTTTCCAAGAAACCAAAGAACCTCGTCATATGTACCGCTATACAGTTTCTTTTCATCATAAATCAAAGAATATGTTGCAAGATTCATAAATCCCTTTGCAAGATGACCGCTTTTGTAATGTTTCAAATAGTGGCTTGTATTTTTAGCAACATATGTACTTCCACTCTCTTGTAATATCTTGTTGAGATTATCCACACACGATTCTCTGTATGTCTCTAAATTTCTAGCAAATACCTTAATATTTTTGTGGAAAGTCGTTTTGTTACTTGCTTTATGGACATATTTGTTTACATATTCATCAACTGTATCTTTTAATATTGCATCAAGCTCTGGAAACTCAAAAACACAATTATCACCTTCTAGTCTTGCTTGTCCTTTTGTTTTAACTAAATGTCCTTTATACAGTCTTAATATAGTTTTTCCTCTGCTAAAATCTCCCCATTTCTTGTACCACTGTGACAATATAAAATTCTTACTCGGTGTCATTGGTGCAGAACACATAGAAACTGTTAATAGTTCTATGATTTTCTGCTTTTCTTCTAAATTCTTAATCAATCTGAATCCTCCTTTATTTCCTCTATTGCAACTCTGATATGGTTATTTACTATCTGGGATAACCTATCTATATTTAATTCTCCATATAGATTCAATAAATCACAAATATTTTCTTCTGTCAGAATTGCAATTCTATCTTTTAAATCAATCTTCTGTATCATTCTAGTTATCCCTCACAATCTCTGTAAGTCTTGAACCTGGTAAAATCTTTACTATCTTATGTTCTTTTTCCATAATAGTTTTCCCATAAGGTGCTATGTATCTTTTTCGAGGTTTCTTTGTTATGGTTTTAAGTGTGAATATTTCTTTCAGAAACATTGATTCATCCTCTTCAATTACATCAACCATAACTTCCTTAAAAGCAAGTAACATCTCTTTTATATCCTTCTTATAAAGACCTGTCTTATCAGCAATTCTGTTTATAATATCTCTCTGATTTACCATATATTCTATTCTCCTTCCTTTGATAGATTTTTACACGCATTATTCAGTTTTGTACCTGTTTTGATTTTCGCCTTGTATCGTGCTGGAATATTGACTATTGATTGATCCGCTACATTCTTAATCTGCTTTGATTTATATAGCTGTGGATAGATAGTCATATAACCTTTTAATTTGATGCTATCACCTTCAGATAAAATATCTGCTACAGTATCTAAAAATGCTGTCAGAATAATATCTGTTGTCTCTGGCGATATAACCAATCCATTCTCATTTTCAACTCTTTCAATAATCCGTCTTACAATACCAGGCTTAATAATTTCTTCTTTCAATATGTTTCTTCCTCCAATCTTCCTATGAAGTCACTATTTCTTATACCATGTTATATAGTGGCTTAAATGTGCTTATATAGCTCATATTCGGCTTCAAATGACTTTTATGTATATTTTTCCTTACCTTAAATTTTAAGGCACTAAAATAAGTCCACATACTCATAATAAATACAAGTATATGGACTTATTTAGATGTCCTAATATTCTATTTTTCATGCCGATACTCTCTGTTCATTTGTCCTAAAAATGGGCTAAAATCCGATGTTGTATTGCTCAAACCCTAGTAAATAAAGCATTTTTAACAAGAAGTTAGTACCCTGCCGTGGCACACAAATAGTATTTTTATCATTGTTTTGTTTCTCCTTGTTTTGCCCCGGAATGCCCTGTTTTGCAAGGGTTCCCGGGGTTATTGTGATATGCTCTGAATTTACAGATTGTGGCAAATCAGGGCAGAATTGAGCAAGTTGTTACTACCTGTTAGTAGTAAAATTGGTAGTAAAAGATTATGCCTTACTACTAAGCATTTTTTCATTCTCCCAGACATCTCTTCTAATATTGCTTCCATCCGGGCACTGTTCTAAACACTGACCTAAAGCTTGGTAATGATCTATATAATAGCATTCTCTCGAAGCCATAAACTGAATATCTTTATAATAGTTTTCATAATTAAACATTATTTGTTCAATCACTCGTACTTCTATTCTTTTATGCTTATCATTTAGTGCCTTAATCACCTTATCATTTTGTAATAATCCTTTTCTAAGTTTAACAAAATGTGCATCATCGCCTGTCAAAAATCTTTTATAGATATTGACTGTTCTTCCTACATATGCACAATATTCCGTCTGCTGTTTATTATCAATAATGAAAATACCATATATCCCTCTATTTTTTGTACCATCTATAATTCCTCTTTCAAAAACAATCTTGTTATTTCCAAGAGTGTCTATCCATTTTAACGTAAGATTTTTATTATCCATAGAATTCCTCTTTATTTAATACTAAAATGAAAATTGTACTGTGTGCATCCCTTACGGTAATTTTATCGTGAGAATCAAGCATAATTTATAAATATCTCACCATTACAACATGTCTTTCTTTATAAAAAAAATTTGTACAGAGTTAACTTCCTTATCACAATTTAACAAATAAGTTATACTGCAACATATTTATATTTATGATAACGCAAAATAGAGTTTTCTAAACAATCACTATCCATATGAAGTTCCCCAACCTTATCTTTATTTATTATAACTTCAATTGATGTAATTCCATCAAAATGTTGACCAATTGTTTTAGAAGGTGACAACATTATTTCAATATCACTATCATTCTCAAATTTTATATCTTCTACCCAATATTTCTTAATATGTATGCCATCACTGTCAAACTCTGCATAAAGTACAATGTCTTGTTTATTCTCGCACTCTCCCATAGCATACCCATCAACTACCATTTTCCCTACATGGTATCTATTACAAACAGGCTCTGAGTTTTTTAACACAAAATCAACGCTCTCCATCACATCAATATATAATCCAATAAAATTTTCATAATATCCAATCAATTCACTTGTACTTTTTGACTTATATATATTACCACGATACTTAAAATCAGGAATCCATATATCTCTTTGTCCAGAAATTACATCCGCAAATGATGAACCTCCATATAAGTCAAGTGTATGTTTTCCATAATTATATACAGAACGTATATAGCAAACAATCTCATTCTCCCATAATTTTTCTACATAGCTATTTATCTGTGGCATTTTTTCTAATTTTCTATGCATATTTCCTTCAGTAACGGCTTTCTGTTTCAGTCCTAAATTAAGTGACGCATTAATATATTGCAACAAACAATCTAGTGAATTTGAAATATGCGATACCCACTCCAATGTCAATTTGTTCAAAATTGTATGAGCATTGTAATTCCATCCCAATACCTCTACGCTATTATAAAACGGATTTTTTTCACCCTCACTAATATTCTTTTTCCCTATGTCTTCATAAAGTTTTGCAGTAATGATGGCATAGTTTAAGTATAATTGTGATGAATATAAAAACTGACGTGCATCTAATACACATTTTTCTCTCAAAAAATTTTCATATTCTTTTCCTTGATAGTATTTCATTTTGTCTGTATATTCTTGTTTCATTAAAATACATCCTTGTCTTAAATTTAATATAAACATTATATCGTCATTTTCACTTCTTTTCCATAGAAAAAACGCCCCAGCCTAAGCCGGAGCGTCATCTCTTTTCCATATTAAACTACCTTAAACATCTTCTGCGACATAGATTTCTCTTTCTTCTGCTCAACCTCCGCCTGTGTTTTCCTAAACTCTTCCAGCCGTTTCAATTCTTCCTCTGCATCATCGAATCCGATATGCGTGTACACATTCATGGTGACCGATATATCCGAATGCCCCATGAGGTACTGCAGTGTCTTGGGATTCATTCCTGATTTTGCCATGTTGGAACAGTAGGTGTGCCTGCACACATGAGGCGTAATGTTTGGCATCTGCACCCGGTAAATGTCATTGTACCTTGCAACCATATGATTGAAACGATGTTGCCAATGCATAGCCACAAGGGGCATTCCGTTCTTGTCAAGGAATAAAAATCCACTGTAGCCTTGCACCACCTTCTCCACCTTGTACTTAGATCTATCATCAATTATTGAGCGAAACATATCTGCTACTTCCTGGCTTATCGGCAACACCCTTGTTCCAGCTGTGGTCTTAGTGTCTTGAATGATATATTCCATTGCCGAAGTCCTAAGTAACTGATGGTCGATATTTACTGTATTATTCTTAAGGTCGATGTCCTTTAAGGTCAATCCACAGAATTCTGAAATTCGCATTCCTGTATGGAAAAGGATGTAGACAACCTCATAATATTTGCAGTATAAAAGATCGTCATGTACAAACCTTAAAAACTTTCTCATCTGATCTTTGGTAATTGCCTCTCTTGTGACCGAGTCATTAACCAGAACTGTTGCAAGTTCAAATCCGAACGGATTCTTGATGATAACATCGTCATCCACTGCCATCTGTAAAGCAGGTCTAAGCACCCCTCGAATGGTATGGATAGAACTGTAACTCTTGCCATCCTCCTGTTGCAGCTTGATTAAGAACAGCTTTGTATCTGATACTCGAATCTTGGAAATTAGTCCGAAGTTTCCTTCTCCTGTTTCTCCAACTCTGACTTATGGACATCCTGTCCAGAGGTTTCAATCTCCGCTTCCTGCTCTTTGACTCCCTACAAAGTCTGCATAAAATCAGAAAGTCCAGTAAATCCAAAGGAATCCACAATATGAGCACTGTTTTTCCCATTCTGATGCAGGACCACAATATCACTGACAGACAGGGAATGCCCTCTGTAATCTTCCGGGTGGTCTATATTGAATTTCTCATAGATTGCTTCCAGCATTTCGCCCTCTGTCTGCTCTTGCAGTTCAGAAAGCTCTCCTACATAAATCAGTTCATAATTTTCTGGCTTGATAGCATCAAAATTGTCCTTTGTAATACCCATACGCTTTAAAGACTCTGTGCTCTCAAACCGCAAATGAACTAATTCCGGATTATGCTTCAACTGATAAATACCGTACTTGTCAGAACTGCCGTACAAAAGATTTGCTTCTTTATTTATTTCATTGTCCGAAAGTTCAGCCTGCATAGAACGAAGTTTTCTTTCATTTTCCCAATCACCTTTTTCAATGCCAAAAATTCCTTCATGCTCCGTAATCTGTTTTCTATCTTCTACTGTGGTTTCCGAACCGTCATTGTATAACAGATACACAGGTAAGTCATGGTCAAACAATTCCAATGCTTTCTCCTGCGTCAGTAGTAGCATTTCATTCCATGTATAATATCATTATTTAAATTCAAACCATTCCTGTTCATCACTTAAGGCACATAAATCTAAAACAATTTGTTTAATATCCATTAGTATGCTCCTTTACCCAACTTTTATTCCCAACCAAATTCATTATATCATGTTGGGAATAAAGTTGGGAATAAAAATAAAAAAACTTCAAAATATCTTATAAGTTTCTTCTTTTCCATTTGTCTTTTGTGGCATAGACTTTTCTGTTTCTCCTCCTGCAACCCTTGCTTTCATCGTTTCCAGCTTCGCCTTTAGGGATGTTCTTTCTGCAGGTGCATCTGCATATTGTCTGATGCCCTTATCCTGCCCTGTACCCACTGTTTTCTCTGCAAGCGGAATATTCTTCGCCTGACGGTCTGCGACCTCTTTTTCGCTCTCTGGAGCTTCCAGCTCATCATCCATATCCATCCCGTCACTGCCTTTTTCATCCATGTTAATAGCAAAGTGCCTTGTGGTACACAT